GAGTTCTAATGGTTATCTTGATATCACTGACAATGAAGTTGTCACCCAGTTTGAGTCTGGGATCGACATTGAAGCACGTCTTAAGCTCGCCCTTCTGGATGACGAGTATGGCTTCGCTGGCGACAGTGAGGACAACCTCATTGTCCTGAAGGACGATCTCACCACGAAGCCCGGTGGCACCATCCGTAGCTACTTCGCGTATCAGCTGTCTTCGCGTGGTCGCGCTAAGGATGAGCAGCTTGTTGGCTTCGAGGATCGTCAGCGCACCACCACGTTTGACATCAAGGTGGATGTCGTTCGTAATGCTGTCACCAATGAGAGCCCGATGTATCAACAGTGGGTTCCGTATGACATGCTTGAGAGTTCAAAGCGGGTTCTTGGCGATTGGTTTGCCACCCGGTTTGAGTTCGCTCTGCATGCACATGCCGTTGGTGCTTCCATCATCACTGGTGATGTTTACACGCTGAACAACACCATCAACGCACTGCAGTCTCGCTACATCATCCGTCCCAATGGCACTGCGGCTGGTAGTCTCAGCTCTGGTGACACGATGGATGTCGATGTCATCAACGAAGCGCTCCTGCGCCTTGAGCTTCTGAAGCCGAAGATGCGTCCTGCGATGACCCCGTTTGGTCCGAAGTTTGTCTGCTTCCTGGCGGCTGAGCAGGTGCGCGACCTCCGTAAGTCGGACAGCGTGTGGTTCCAGATCATGACCTCTGCGATTCAGGGTGGTCAGGTCACGGATAACCCGATCTTCACCAACCTCCTGGGTAGTGTGCATGATGTTCTGTTCTACACTTCTAACCTTGTTCCTCCGGGTCTTAACTCTGGTGGCACCAAGTTCAAGAGCAAGACTCGCCGGGCTTGGATCGGTGGCGCTGGTGCGCTGAACCTCGCGTTCGGTCGTGGTGATCGTCCGAGTGGTTTCGGCATCAACCGCTTCCAGTGGGACATGGACACTCAGGACTACGGCTTCAAGAAGAGCATTGCTGCTTCCACGATTGTTGGCGCTGCGCGTCCCCGGTTCACTGACCCGAAGGATAGCTCAGTGAGCGAGCATGGTGTTCTCTGCATCGAGACTTATGCCGACTATGGTGCGACCCTGACGGATGCTGAAGTCTACTCTCCGTGGACGGATGCTGGCGCTCTGGTGGAAGCGTAATAGGTTAACTGGATAACAAGGAGAATATACAATGAGTGCTGACGTTTTTACTCTTCCCAATTACGCTGAACCGGCTCTGTATAGTCGCAGCAATCTTGCGCCTATCACCCGCTCCGTGAAGTTCGCTCTCGCTGATCTCACTGGTGCTGCGGGTAGCGCTGCTGATCCGCTTGAAACTTCTGATGTCATTAAGATTTTCAAGCTTCCGCCCGATGTTAAGCTTATGGGCGCGCAGCTCCACACTAATGATCTTGACAGCGGCACCACGCTGACCCTTGACCTATCTGTCACCAATGGCACCACCACGAAGTATTTTTTCAAGGACCATGTGGTGGGTCAGGCTGGCGGTGCAGCTAACACCAATTACGTTTCTGGTGCTACCGTGTATGATGCGTTTGATGCCGACAGTGCAGTTGGCTGGGTTGTTGACAATGACAACTACTACCTTAAGCTTTTGGCGTCTGCTGGAGCAACTGGTGCCGGTTCTGGCGACGACATCTTTGTGTCGGTGGAATACACCTCAGCTCTTGAATCAAATGAGGCCGCCTTCCGCACCTAATCTGGAATGAATCTGTGGCTCCAGAGGTTTACACTTAGTGTCCCTCTGGAGCCATTTTTTGATTCCATGATTATCTAGGAGGCTTCATATGGCAAATTTAGCGACAATGAAGCATGACATACTTCGTACAACTCATATAGATTCCACAAGCCCTGGTAGCTTAGTGGATAGTGATGTAGATCGCGCCATCATCGAAAGCATTCTATTCAACCGTGGCAACAATCTCGGTTGGAACACCACTGAGCACAAGTTCTACACCAATGATAACCAACAGGATTACAGCCTACCGGCTGACTACCTGCGTCTCACTTCCGACGTGTTCTACTCCTCTGTCAATGATTCCAATATTCCTTATGGTAAGCGTGTATTGAAATCACGCCCCCTGGACTGGATCCGCGAGAGCGTCACTAACGCTGTGAGTAATAGCACGTCGATCCACTACGATGTAGGCACCACCACTAGCTATGCCATCAACCCAACAGATCGCAAGATGTACTTGTCTCCAGTGCCCACTGGTGGACCTTGGGTGATCGAGTATAGCTACCTGAAGGATCCCGGCACCCCTACATTCAAGTCTGATGGCACCACATGGACTATCTATGAACCCAATGGGGTGGACACACTTGCTAGCACCTACACCAATGAATGGTTTGAGGTGGGTAAGGGGTATCACCTTGTGATGAACAGGGCTGTGGCTATCATTGCCAACCGTGGGTATGGGGGCACTGAGGAGATGGCTGCGCTTGGGGCTAGTGCTCTGCGCATGTGGGCTGAGGAACTGAATCGCCTGCGTGGTGAGGCTGCGCGCACTGCCAGCGTGTCTGAGGTGAGGAGACATATCTGATGCCGCGCACCACTCTTAAGGTGGGTCCGATGGACCTAGATATGGGTTCGTCTCCAGGCAACCACCTGTGGGTTGCCAAGGACACCACTCTTCAAAAGGGTGGGTATGAGAAGCTTCCTGAGTTCAGCGCTGTCGCTACACAGAGCGTTACTTCTGGGCATAGGCCGCTTGGTGTATACGCTTGGCGTGGATCATACACCGGTAGGATGTACCTTGCCACCAACACTAAGATCTTCGAGGTGACTGATTCTGCGTTTACAGAAGTCACTGGCACCACGCCCAACAATGCCACATATGGGGCAACATTCACTGGATATGGTGAGTGGTGCTTTATGGCGAATGGCATTGATGAGATCCAGGTGCTAAAGGTGCCATCAGCTACAGGATCCACCAATAACTTTGAAGATATGGTGTACACCACCGGTGGGGCAAAGATTGCTCCTAAGTACATCTGCGCGCATAAGAACCATATCGTGGCAGCTAACATCACGTTTCTTGAGAGCTATGGTGAGATTGCTAGCCACACCACCGCAGTGGGAGGTGGGTTCACAAACCAGCCGCTTGGAGACTCGATCCAGGTGTTGTCGGACAACAATGTTGTTGGTGAAGATAAGTCACCACCAACAAGAAACGTCACTGTGTGGGGCACGTACACTGGCAGTGGAGACACCATTACGGCTGAAGTGATCGCTATTGATGGAACAACTGCGGTTACTTCATCGCGTACAAATTGGCAAAAGATTCTTGGTGTTAATTCTGATTGGGATCCATTTGGAACAATCACTGTCAGAAAAACCACCGGAGCAGCCACTATCACTACATTCACCACAGCTTCTGGCTCTGGTATTTCATCCGTTGCTGCGGCTGATCAGGCTGGTGGCGACAGAGTTCTTGATATCGTTCCAAGTCTTACGTCCACTAAGCAGATTGGCATTTTGGGCACCACCCCCGGAGGGGCAGTCAACTGGGATAGTCAGGCGCTTAACGGCACCTCAACTGTGCAGAGCAATAGTGAGTTTAGGGCCTTTGCAAACATCCTAATCGGGGACCTAGAAAATACAGTCACAGTAACCGTGTCGTCCCATCAGTATCCGTCTGGATTCACGGACCCATACCTTGTATGGTGGAGTGGCACCGACGATCCAGAGGGCTATGGCACTGAGGTGCTGGCTCCGCAGATTGCTGGCAGCAGCAACCAGCCGATGTTGGATGGCTATGGTGAGATCACTGGTGTGGTGGATGGTGGTGATTGCTTCTTTCTGTTCAAGCAAGGCTGTGTATTTAGGTTTGATGGCCCACCGTTTCAGCCCACTATGATTGAAGCATCCAAGGGCATGGCAGCTAAGAACATCCCATATCGACAGGGTAGCAGGATCTACTTCTGGAGCGACTCTGGGTTACATTACATTGACATCTCATCCAACCAAGTGGTGAATGTGATGAAGAACAGCGCGCAAAGGGCCGTTATTGACACCACCACAGACGCATATGCCGGTGGCATTGAGGGTACATTTCCTGCGTCAAATGTGTCGTCTATATCCAAGGCGTGCGCAAAATGTAATGGTGCGGTGGTGTCGATCTCTGGTGACCCGTACAACTCTTGTGTGTGGGTTATGTTCTTGAATAACACAGGGTTGACCGCTAATTATAACGGTCTAATCTACCATGAAGATCTAGATGTATTCACCACGTTCACTGGCCCGTCAGGCTCTAATGCTCTTGGCACTAAGCTAGTTTCGTTTAGAAGTGATTCCGGGTCAGAGCTTGGTGGAATAGGGACAAGTTTGAAGTGTTTCTATGTTTCTGTGGCCGGAACAATCACGTACAGTAAATTGCTGCGAGAGGGGTTTAGTGCTTCAAACACAAGAGACATGTACCTTAGATGGCCAATGTGGTCTGGAGATGCAAGTTCTCCAAAGAGCAGAATCACAAGAGTAAGGCCCCTGTTCGACAACACTGCCGGGTCGATCGAAGGGAACACCATCACGTCAAGGGTTGAGGTGTTGAGCATATCTGGCACTGGGAAGACGTGGCCAATTCAGGGGAACTGGTCGATTGGGTCAGCGACAAATGCGCTCGATGGATGGGTCACTGTTGATGGGTGTCCATGGGCCGATGCCCACTCAATTGGTGTTAGTATTTTAGGCACCAAGGCAAACAATCGACCTGGACCATATATTGTCAATTTCTCTGGGATTGAAGTGGAGTATGCGCTTGGTGCATCCAAGGCAATCTAATGCATAACTTTAACACCACCAACGTGCAGTCTGAAAGTGCTCTGTCCACTAACATGCAGATCATCGACACTGCACTTGACAATGAGATCTACCATTACTGGGCATGTGCTGCGATGCTTGAAGACTGTGGAGACACCGCATCTCCCACCTATAGAACTGGTGACTTCACCACTGGGATTCCAAGTCATTGGAGATTTGCTGATGCTGTCTCGTCTGGTGTATGTATCTACATCAGGAGACATCCAGAGTGGCGGAATGGGGTGGTGGGCGTGGTGGCGCATTACTCCACCACTGCAATTGATGGTGATGTTAGGTGGAGAGCTACAGTTACTCCAATCAAAGATAACACCACTCCAACGGCATCGACAATCGGGCTAGTGAAGTCTCCACCATCATCCGTTGATAAAATCACCACTGTTGAATTGAAGGATTCCACCATGTCTGAGTCTGCTTTGATTGACCCTAGCCATATTGGTGTCCTAGTGTCAGTGGGTAGGAATGGTGGTGCAGTTTCTGACACTAATACTGGTGTGGTGTGGCTGTATGGTATTGACATTATCTACCGTGAAATCAAAAGGGTGGTGGGTTCAAAATGATGTATCTACACGCAACTAAAGCTGACCTTAAGGATTGTGTTCCTTGTGCTAAGGCTTTCCATGATGTGTATGATCCAGGTGTGGAGTTCTGTGAGAAGAGTTTCTTGGATTATTGGGAGAGTTTGCTTGATAGCAATACTGGGTTCATGATTTTAATTGAGCACCGCGACGGAGATGTTATAGGTGGGGTTGGGGGTGTAGTGACCAACTTCCAAACGTCAGCCGTCAAGAACTCGATTGAAATGTTTTACTGGGTTGACCCGGAGTTCCGTGGCGAAGTGGCCATCAAACTTTACAATGAGTTTATTGCAGAGTCTAAGAGGCGTGGTGCCACTAGGGTCCTCATGGCTTATATGGAGAGAAGTGACCCAGAGAGAATGAAGCGTTTCTATTTAGCCAAGAAGTTTGTGCCATTTGAACACCACATGCTGAAGGACATTTAAGGAGGGCCTATGGGCGACGGCAGTGTATGGGGAGCAATTGTTACCGGTCTTGTCAGCGCCTGGGGGCAGAAGAAAAAGTCTGACGCAGCCAAAGATCAGTACAAATACCAACAGGGTGAGTTAGACCGTCAGCGTCAGTATGCTGAGGAGATGTATCGTCGCAGGCAGAACACTCCTAGCGCCAGGGCGTCTAGCTACTTGATGGAATACTACTTGCCACAGATTGTTGGCAAGATGAAGAAGAACAGTAAGGGTGGAGACACATCAGTTTTGGACCGGATGTTGGCTGACCTTATGGGCGGTATCACTCACAACTCTAGCGGCGCTAGCGGGAATGGACAAGGTGGATCGGACCCTTTTTTAGTGATACCCGGGGTCCGCAGGGGAGAAACAAAATTGATCCAGAGATTGATGGGTACAATGGTAAGGATTGGGATGATGGCCGGTATGGTGGAAGCCAATCGAGACAAGAGCTTGAGGGGTCAGGGTTTGGATGGGAGAGAGCCGGAGGTCCAAGGGAAGAAACGCATGGCACTGGCGGCGTCACCACTCAAACTGAGCGTGGGTATCGGCTTGTGGAAGGTGGGGCCAATGCCGACAATCACTTCTACACTACAAATCTAAACGACGGATCGGGCCCTCAGTGGAACATGGTTGATGAGAATGAGGGCGACCAGTTGGTGCCAATTCAAGAAGGACAGCTAGCCACTGGTGGAACCGGGATGTTCAATTCCAGAGATGTTAGTCAGCTTCCGCTTGGTGCCATGATGGGTATGCTTGGACTTGGTGGTGGGAAAGTCCCAACTGGTAAGGATTATGTTCCAAGTGCTACATGGAAAGACGGGAAGTTCCAGATGGCCGACCTATATGACCTATCAAAAATGCACCCAATGTGGTGGAAGTTAGCTCAGTTTCTTGGTAACACTGCACTTCCGGGAGCTGGCAGTATCGGTAATGCGGTTGTGCAGCAGGGTGTGCCAAGAGGGATTGGTGACGGAGTTCCCAATAATGCTAGTATCCGCAGGCTAAACAGGTAAGGAGGGCCTATGGGCGACGGGAGTGTATGGGGAGCTATAATCTCAGGAGTTGTGTCTGCTTACTCATCTAAAAAGCAAAAAGACGCAGCCAAAGACCAGTACAAATATCAACAGGGTGAACTAGATCGTCAGCGTCAGTATGCTGAGGAGATGTATCGTCGCAGGCAGAACACTCCTAGCGCAAGGGCGTCTAGCTACTTGATGGAGTATTACCTACCTCAAATTGTTAATAAGATGAAGAAGAACAGCAAAGGTGGCGACACCTCTGTGCTGGATCGCATGCTGGCAGATATCATGGGAGGCATTAAGAGTAGCAATAACAACAGCAATAGCTCCTACATGAGCAACTCCGTGCTCACTGCCAATGGCGAGCGCATTCCTCGTCAGATGCGGAGTGACGGTTCTTTCGGCCCGGCTAACACCACCACAGGTAAAGGCCAGGTTGGTTACATCATGGGGAAAGTCAATCCAGAGCTTGAGGATGCTGGATACAATGGCAAGACTTGGAATTCTGGCCTGGAGAGGGCTGGAGTTGAAAGCAACTTTGGCAGTGTGTGGGGAACTCCAGCTGGAGCTGTTGGTGGACCACGCGAGTCTACACGCAGTATGGGTAACACCACCACTCAGACTGAGCGTGGGTATAGCAATGAGGTGCATGCTCAAGGTGGGCTGCAGGCTTCGCAAACGATCCCGTTCCAGCAAGGTGACCTTGCCACAGGCGGACAGATGCAGGTTGCTACCTCTGGTATGGACCCACAGAAGTTAATGCTCATGGGTTCTATGCTTGGTATCACTAATGGTCCAAAGGGCACCACTATGGGACCGAATGGCACCTATGGTAATGGTCAGTTTGAATGGTCTGATGTTATGGACTGGGCGAGATCCCATCCAATACTTTGGGGCATTGGGAAGACGATTGGAAATACTATTGCTCCTGGTTTGCCGCAGATCGGAACGGCTGTGCTGAATTTCAGGGATCGCAGGGCAGCGCGCAAGAATCAACAAACTCAATCCCCAGTTAGGGTAACATAAGGAGGACTCATGGCTAAAAAGCGAAAAGGTGGTGGTGGAGGCCAGGGCTCCGGTATGCCCGCTGGGTATGATCAAGTAACCACTGGCCTCAATCAGTGGAACGACAGGGCTGGTAACTGGGCGGATGACGCCATCGACTATGGGCAGAACAATCCGTGGGCCACGGGCGCACAGGATTGGAATGCCAATATGCTCGAAGGTAACATGGCTAACAATCCATGGATGAGCAGGCTCTATGGCCAAACCGAAGGGTTAGACATGGACCGTGGAATGGGGTACTTGGATGAGTATCTTAGTGGTGGCAGTGGAGGATCGAGTGGTGGCACTCGCCCTCGTCCGGGTGGGAGCGGTGGTGGAGGTGGCGGATGGAGTGGTGGCTCAAGCAGCCATAGTGGCGGTGGTAATGTTCCTGACTCCACTGTTGGTAAGGGATTCTTCTCTGAGCATATCAACGGGCTGTTTGATCCGTCAACGCTAGACCCGGCAAATGATCCCACCATGCAGCCCATGATCGACAACATCCAGCGCGAGTCTGAGGAATCCTACTGGCGTCAGATTGCCGATATCAACAATCAAGCTGAAGGTGCTGGGCGCTATGGCGGTGGGTTCTATCAGGGTCTACGTGCTGCGCATGCCGATGAATACAATGAGGCTCTACAGGGAACCCTGGCTCAACAGTATCAGGCTGCACGTAATGGTGCCCTACAGCGTCAGATGGAAGCTCTTGGGCTGGTGAATAGCCGCGATATCGCAGAGGGTCAGATCTCTGCATCTAGGGATGCTGCAAGCTCTGCAGCTGGCGCGTCCGGGTACTCAGCCAAGCTTGGCTATGATGCCCAGATGGATTCCAACCGACTTCAGGCTATGCAGATGATGTTAGGTGCTGGTCAGTTTGGCATGCAGATGGGTGGCAATATGGCAGAGCTGATGCAGAATGGTCAGATCGCTGCCAACCAGATTGGGCAGGGGTGGGCACAGATTGGTCAGGAAGGGTACAATCAGGCTGGTAACTTTGGACAGCTTGGGGTGGGTGCTCTTGGTCAACTGGGTGGCATCTACAGCTCTGCAGCTTCCAACCGCAATGCTCAACAGCGCATGGCCGAAGAGCAGCGCAGGTGGAATGATGGTGCAGCTAGTCGTGATATGAATGATCTCATTCGCATGATGTCAGGGCTCGACAACCTCAGTGGCGCAGGTGACTATCCTGGCTACATGCCTGAGTCAGTTGGTCCAGCCCCAGATGGATTTGGGTGGGAAGATCTTCTTGGGTCAGGGCTTTATGGTGCAGGCGCCTACCTTAAAAACCGTCAGAAGGGAGGCAACTAATGCCCGGCTTCTTTGATTTTACAGATCCCAACGCTAACTCACCCATGGATGATGGGGATCAGAGTTGGGGTGGTGATATGATCTATGGTGGCAATCAACCGATTGCTCCACCGTCTAACCCATTCGAGATGAACATGCCTCAGATGCCCCAGGGTGGCATGAACACTCAGGTGCCATTTGATGCGCTGTCTGCCATGAATGGTATTCAGATGCCACAGCTCCCACAGCAAGACTCTATGGGTAGGTATGGTATCACTGATGCTCAGCGTTCAGATGCTGGCAACCAATCACTAGCTGCCATCCTTATGGGTGCAGGTCAATCCATGTTTGACGATAACCCCAATGCTGTGCTACAAGCTGCATCAGCATCCGGTGGTATTAGGCGTGGTGCTCTCGATAAAGCCAGCCAAGAGAATGTCAATGCGTTCAAGCTCCAAGTGGAAGCTAAGGCCAAGGAACTAGACTTCATCAGCAAGAAATCTGACATCGAGCGTCAACAGATGCAGATTGAAGCTGAGCAGATGAAGCTTGAAGACCTCAAGCTCAAGCGTCAGGTGGCTGTTGAGTTTGGTAAAGAGATGGCTCCTGTTGTGTCTGAGACTCTGGCTAAGGCTGCCAATATGTACCCTGACAAAGTTGATGGCGTGAAGAAGATGTTCCTTGCTGCTCAAGCTAAGCTCGCAGAGGGAGACATCGACGGGGCTAATGCTCGCTATGATCTAGCAATGGCAGAGCTTCCCAATGAGTGGGCTAAGGATGCACATGAGCGTATGTTGAAGGCCACAGTGGAAGCATCAAACAAGTTTGGCATTGGATTGCAGATGGCTAAGGACCCGGCGCTTGTGCAAGCTGTGCAGGCTGCAGGTGGCAGGATTGACATTGGTGATAACGGTGAGCCCAAGGTGGTCACTAAGCAGGAGATTGAGGTAGAGAACCTACGCAGGCAGCAGATCCAGGCGTCTATTGCCGCAGAGAAGGCCCGACAGGATTCATATGCAGACGGCGGAGGTAGGGGCTCAGGGGCAATGACGCAAAAGGAATTGTTTGATAGGGTTGCAAGGATCAATAAGGCTGTTGCACAGCTTTCAGTTCAACCGCCCCAGGTTGATGACCCGATTAAGCAGTATGAGATGCTAACAAACAGAAAAGAGCTTGAAGGAGAGCTTGGTCCAACCGGACTAACTATCGAGCAATGGAATGGTATGAATGACACCCAAAGGCAAGCAGCTGTGTTTAGGGCATACAGCGGCGGTGGTGCTCAAGGTGGTGGTGTGGTGGCTCCTCCGCAGGTGGGAGGTGGGGTTCCACAACGGAAGGCACCGTCTATCCAGGGTGGCAAACCAGCAGTTAACCCTCCCAGCGTGGCGTCCGCCAGAATGAGATTCAATGCCGCCGCCAGCCTAAGCGATGGCAGGAAAGAAGCAGCAATCCAAGCGCTTGTAGACTCTGGCGACAAAGACGTGTTAGCTGCCATGAACTCAGCCAGATCAGATCCAATGTTTGCTGGCAAGCAAAGAAATGTCAGCGCCCTCTACGATTACCTAAAAAACAAAGTCAAATTCACTAAGTAACAATACAAGGATACAATGCCAAATAACTTCTGGGATGACTTCTTCCCAACCACCACGGCGGGGAGCACGGACACCGCAGACTCGCAGGGCGGTAGCTGGATTGATGATTACTTTTCATCAAGCCAGTCGCTCAGCGGTGGGCTGCCTACAGATGCTTGGAATCCAGAGTATCAAAAGCAGGAGGGATGGGGAGATCTAGGTGAGCTGGCTTCTGGCGGCAATCCGCTGTCTGATGGTTTGCAGTGGTCAGATGCCAGGAACCTTATCGGTCCTGCCGGGCAGCTGTTATTTGGTAATGATAACCCAATCAATAGGGCAGTGGGCAAAGCTGGGTCTATGGCTGGCGGATTGATTATGAATGGCACCGGAGTGGTGGCTGACCTATTTCAAACCGCTCTCAGTGAAGACCAGAAGATTGCAGATAATCCAGATGCGTACACCACAGAAAAGGTGTACAACGGTATGGGTGGATTCTCTGATTTCCCGGTGCTTAAAGACCCAAGCCTATTAGCCACGCCAGAGGCCAAAGCAAAGAGGGCGGAATGGGAGACTTCAGCTGGGGGAATTGTGGCTGACGCTCTCAAGTCATCGAGGGATGATGCCTATGAGTATGCTGGTGTATTCAATGACGCTAATGCCAACCTGTCCACCAAGAAGGACGAGGGTGGCAATTTCTCTGATGAGCTTTCCACAGACATAGTGAATGGCAATGTGTGGGAAGCGGTTGAAGACACCGCTGGTATGATGATGGACGTTGGGTCTGATATGGCCGGTATGGCTGCTGCTGGCGCACTCACTGGTGTTGGACCTGGAGCGGTGGCCGGGTCTAGCAACATTGGTGCCGGTATGGCGTTGTCGGTGTTTGGAGACACCTACCAAGAACTCACGCAGAATGAAGGCGATTCCAGGTTGCTGGCCGTGATGGTGGCGGCTGTCGATGCTATGGTGGAAGGCAAGCTTGAGTCTATTGGTTGGGAGGCTATGCTGGGTAAGGGTGCCCTGGCTAAGTGGATGAAGGGCAAGGCCACCGACTCATTCACCAAGACAATTCTTGCGCGTATGGCATTGACTATGACAGTGGAGGGCGGCGAGGAGGCGGCACAAGGGCTCACTAACATCTTAGCAAAGAACCTACCAAATGTCGGTAGAGACGGCTGGGATGCCACATATAAAAAGATTGTCACGCAAGCCAAAGAGCAAATTCCAGAGGAGGCGTTTGTTGGCGCTGTGTTTGGTGGTGTCTTTGGAGCTGGGGTGGCTGGTCCACAGCACTTGGCTGCCAAGCTTGCCGCAAAGGATGTCGCTGCTCGATTTGGTGGATTGAATGTTGGCGCTGAGGATCAGCTTGCTAATGCTATTGACAAGCCAGCGTCAGAGGATGCCGCCGCAGATGCTCTGCTCAATGTAGTGGAAAAGGAAGGTGTACTTGACCCAGCCCCAGTGGCGGACCCTGTAGCCACTGAAGTTAAGCAAGAGAAGGTCAAGAAGCTCTCCAGGAAAGCCAGAGCTGCAAAGAAAGCAGCTGATCAGGCCATTAAGGATCTCGCTCTCGACGCAGAGAAACAACGCGCAGAGCTAGCGAATGGCACCACCTCATCCGATATTGACGCGGCTGGGGAACGCATCACTAGGTCCATTGAAACTGTTGTGGCTGAGAAACAAGCTCAGGTGGATGATGTTATGTCCACCGTGCAATACATGACACAGCTACTCCAAGGCACTCAGCCCACGTTCAACACTGGCGCAGAGGGTGAGCAGGAGACTGTGCAAGCTCCCCAGATCCAAGCCACCCCAGAAGAGGTGGCATCAGTTATCCAGATGAAGGCACAGGAGCATGGCCTAGAGATTCCCATTGAAGCTATCCAGAACCCAGTGGGATTTGACTGGGGCTCATGGGGACAGCAGCAGGTGGCTCAGGCTAAGGAATCTGTTGTGGAAGGACTTAAAGGCCCTGTGGATGCCATTAGAAGCTCGATTACTGTTGAGCCTGACTCTCCTATGGCTTCAGTGCTTTCGTCGATTCCTGAGCCAACTGTGGAGCTTCCAGAGCCTATCTATGAGGATGAATCGGTGTCATCCAGGCAGTTGCGGTTTGCTAGGCTCAGAGGGATGTTCAAACAGTTTATCCCTGACGTGAAGCCAATGGAAATGAGCCTGCCCGCTGGCGTGGCGCGTGGCACTAAGGTCATCCCTGGAGTGTCAAATAATAAGTCCACCGTGCTGCCCAAGTATGAGGCTTCCAACACTCTCACCAAGAACTTCAATTACAACAACGAGAACCCGGCAATTACCTCAGCCGGGCGAGAGCTTGGCAACTGGCTGAAGGGCGAAGTGTTACAGGTGCTCCCAGAGTCAAAGTACACTGACTCAGAGAAGGGAATTGTAATCGAGAACACTAAAAACATTGTAGAGTCAGAACGTCAGGCTCTTAATGTGATGCCAGCTATGAAGCGGATCATCTTCAATGTGTGGCAAACTGCACCGGCTGCTCTTGTTGAGCGACTTGGTAATGCACTCACCCACACTAATGACGCTGATGTTAGCGGGCTTGCGCGAGAGGTTGCCAATCATATTGCAAGTCAGGGACTATTCTCCGATGTGGCCGGGATCATCGAGTCTAACCCGGCTGCAATGGAGCGGTTCACCGCATCTCTAATTCACGCAGGAAAGGGTGTTATGAGCCCATGGTCCATGGAAAGGATCATGCTTGAAACTGGAGTGGATTATAGGTCAGCTAAGGCTGGTGTGGCTGCTATGTCCACCATGGCTGAGCGCTGGGCGATGAAGAATGGCAAGGACATCTTTGAGTGGTGGGATAGGATTGGGGACTATGCCAGGGTGGCACAGTTCCGCACTGGCACAGCGCCATATGGCACCGCCCAGGGTAGCTCTCCGTCTGAAATCGAGGGTTTAAAGAAAGCCAACCAATACATTGAGTTTGGCAAGGGCATCATCACTCTGTTTAAGGTTAAGAAAGCACCCGGAGTTAGGGTGGCTCTGCATGAGTCTATACATATGCTTCACACCTCTGGCTTGATGCGCGAGATGCTTGACCAGGAAGCGCAGAATGCAATGGAAGACCTTGTTGGAGAGAAGCTGTGGGATAAGGATGGTGAGCCACTCAGGATCTCAGCTGTGGGTGCAGAACGTATGGCAGTGGGGTTTGAGAAGTTCATTTATGAAAACGATGCACCCAACGCTAGGGTCAGGGCTGCTTTTGATGATGTGAAGCAGTGGTTTGCCAACTATTTCAAGCGTTGGTTTGAAAGTCTTGGGGTGGCTGAGCATCTTGCTGGTCCAGCTATGTACGCCTCCGTGTCTGTTTATGGCAAGGATGGAGACCCTGTTCACCTCAAGCTTGGTGATATGGACATTGATGCGCCACAAGCCAGAGCTTTCTACCAACTCCTCAACGCCAACCCTGATGGCACAGAGATTGCCTACTCCAGCCCTGGTATTGCCACAGCTGTTGAGAATCTAATCACTGACACCGCTGGGATTGATGCTAAGGGTGTGCTTACTTATCAGCCTCCTGCACAGAGCTTGGTGACATTACCTGTGTTCCCTAAGGACAGGGTTGTCACTGCGGATGATCTACCGGATGCTGAGGACGCGGCTAATACAAAGTGGTTTCATGGGAGTGGGCAATCGTCCCTCCACGAAACAGGGCTCAGCAGCGTCTATAGCGAAACCGGGCTAGCAGGCACTGGAGTATACTTAACCGACGATCCACAGTTGGCAGAAACGTACAGAAAGCCTGGATTTGTTCCAACAGTGGGTAATCCGTTTGCCACAAACCCAGGAGAGGTGTACGCCATCAAGGTGGCACCAAGAAAGGTGATCAATCTTGAGCAACAGATTGATCCAGAAGTAAAGAAGGTAATCCTGTCTGCGATATCAACGTATATTGATACTGAGTATCCAGACATCGACAGAGAGGACTATGCAGGGGGGAGTGCCACTAAGGAGCTATACAAAGAACGAGCGATGGAAAAGATTCACAATGTAAAGAATTTTGTCCACAGTCATTCTTTGTACCTAAACATAGAACGATCAGTAATGAGCTTTATTCAAGATGTTATGTCATCTGTTGGTAGGGATAAGCGATTATTTGGACTTGTAGAGAAAGGTTTGAGGGATAGTGGCTACGACGCTTACACCCATATCGGTGGTAAGTTTGTCGGCAACAGGGACCATAGGGTTCTTGTGTTGCTTAACCCGCAATCAGTTGGGGAGTCATACCCAAAAACTGTAGTGAAGTCTTGGCCAACAGTATCTATTGACCCCGAGAAACTCGAAGATGACTGGTCAATCCATGAACCCAATGGTCCATCAGATTCCCAATGGCGTAGGATGATTGGACTCACCAACGATGAATCCAATGGCACTCACACCCATGCCACTCTACTTGAGATGGCTAAGGATAGAGAGCGTGTGGCTGACCTTGCTAAGCGCACTAATGCGCAGGAGAAGGCTGAACCAGCGCGTCCTGCTGAATCCAGGGCCTCAGTGGCGCGAGAGGTGTTGTCATCTGTTGGGGATGGTGTGCTAGAGGGTGAGCCTCTGATTGAGGACATGCTCAAGCACCAGCATGAAACAATCATGAATGGTGGCAGGGATGGGCATAACTCTGGTGTCGCCACCGACCCCACTAAGGTGGATCAGGTGAAGGACATGCTCACTAACTTTGTGAGCAAGATGCGGTCATGGGCTTACCTCACCTCTAAGGGAGACTTTGGCAGGGTGGGTAAGGAGATGGCACGTGGGGCTCTGTATGCCATTGTCAAGCCAATGCAAGTGGGCGCTAAGGCATTCGAGAAGTCTATTGGAAACTTTGGTGCGGACTGGTCTAACTTGATCCGTGAGTTAGCTCGCCCGTCTGAGGCTGAGATCCAGCGCCTTAGGGCTAGCGGCGGGGAAGCTGCGGTGAAGCAACGCATGGCTGAGTATGAATCCATGAGCATGCTGTCTCTGGCTGAATTCCTCAATAACAACCATGCGCTCAGTAAGCTTGCTGACAAGGTGGCAGAGCTACGTCCACAGCTGTATGACATTGTGAAGCATATCGCCGTGCAGATCCCTGGGGCCAGGAGCTTCAATGAGATCACCACCACCTTCAACCGCATGACTGAAGCCTACTACGCAGCCAACAAGCACAAGCTCCCATTTAGGGATGAGCATGAGTTCCATGAGGCTGCCACGCGAGATCTGCGCCTGTGGATGTTCTCTGCCCGTCAGTTTGAACTGGTGGAGCGTGTGAAGGAAGACATGGCTAAGTATGAGGCTGATCTTGCAGCTTGGGAGAAGTCTAATAAGGCGCTCAAGAAGAAGAAGCCCAAGAAGGGTGATGTACTGCAGGAGCTTGAGCAGCCCAACAAGCCTCAGAAGCCTAAGCTCCCACAGATCACAGAGGAAGGAACTCTGTGGGCAGAGAATGTAAAGATGCTACTTGAGATGCGGTATGGCAAGAATCTCGCCATGTTCAAGGCCACCGCACAGGAACTCACCCAGTGGGAGAACCACATGGTGTTGGACAAACTGCTCAACGTGGGTATGATCACTGCCAAAGAGCATGCTGACATGTATGCCAAGGGTAAGCATCACATTCCGATGTACCGTCTGCGGAGCATGCTCGATCAGTCGGGTGCCATGAACACTCGACTTGATGACTCCATGTACAAGGTACTCGACTACCTCAAGCATGACATTAGCATGAAGATGGAAGACCCAATCAACGCTATGCTCCGCAAGGCTGCTGGCATCGAGATGCTCACTATGCGTCAGCATGCTAAGAATGCTATTGGTAAGAGGATCCTGGCTGATGTTAGGTGGTGGGATGAAGACTATAAGAACTCTCCACTGTCAATCTTACACAAGAAAGAAGTGATCACCAAGGAAGAGTATGAGGCCCTATCGCGCACCAACCAATACCGATTAACATCAGTGGTGAAGTATCGCAAGGACGATCAGAACAATCGGTATGAATCTGGTCACACCTATTACAAGCATGTGCCATTCACTGCGGATGATGTTGAGTCTGGGTTGAAGTATGCCACTAACCCATCAGTGCTTAAGGCTAACAAGAAGACTGAAGCTCAGGTTAGATCCGAGTATGAGCAGCGCATGTTTGCATTCTATCCTGAGCCTGGGAAACCCATGTATGTCAGCATCCATGACCCTGCACTGGCCAAGGCATTCTTCTACATGAACAACCAACAGGCTGTGTGGGCTAACAGTGTGGCTGGGAAGATATTTGGATGGGTGGACAGCTTCTCGGGCGCACAGGAGCAAGCTGAGCTACAAGACAAGTTCCTCTATCACTCTGCTCGACTTGCTGCCACTGGGTACTTTGGAATGAACAAGATCTCCAAGAGCTTCATCACTGCAGCTCCAGCGTTCATCTACAACACACTGTTCCGAGACTTGCCTGGAGCTAAGATCCGCTCACGTGCAGGGCTTAAGTGGATTGACATTCCGGGTGGGTTTGTGCAGTCAGCCGCCCTGATGTTCCCGTCGATGATGGAAGTGTTCCCGGAGAAGTTTGCTGTGGCACGTGATGCTGCCACTGGAATGGCTACATTCTCTGGGTTGTCTGCATCGAATGCGGATGGGAATCTGGATGCTGAGGTGCTTATGTCTCTCACCCGTGGTCGTGGGGAGAAGATGGCCAAGGCTAAGGCTGGCCATTATGGCGCGTTAGCTAGCCTGATGTGGGGTGACATGAAGCAGTTCTTCGCAAAGGAAGGACTCACCACAGCTCCTGGGCAGATGTGGTCTGAGACTTGGCGTGGTCTACAAGATATCAAGAGCGGGTTGGTGGATCTGAAGAAGGGTAAGGATACAGATAATAGCAAGAGCCTTGTCAAGAACGCAAGGATTCTTGGCAAGCATACACTCACCTTGGCTGGTAGCCCGTTCACCGTGGCTCGCGCTGCTGGTCAGTTTGCTGGGTCCATCATTGAGAATGCCACTCGACTCACTGAGCGTGGGTTGATGATGTCTGAGGATATGTCACAGTATCCCAGCTTGGTGGCTCATTATGATCCTGCCAAGGCTGTCAATGGCAAGATCCTGGCTGGCACCACTGGCACTATCCATCGCGCTAAGTGGGAGATGGCTAAGGCTAAGCTGAAGGCAGATCCCAATTACAATGTGCCTGAGGATGCCATGCCGGTGCAGTCTAACCTCACTGAGCGTGACAATGCTATGAGCCATGTCACTGTCCACTTCCCGCAGAAGGGTTACTGGACGGCATCTATGGATCAACTGTCTATGTTCTACAACCCGATGGCTCAGGACTTCTACACCAACATGATGATCATCACTCGACACTCTGCTCTTCAGAAGGCCACGGCGTATGCTCTTGGGGAGAACTGGCAGGCTGCGCAGGATCAAGTGAAGCTCGACTCTGCGGCGTGGGCGTGGGGAATGAAGAGTCTGTTCTATGTCACTCTGCCCATGATGATGATGATGGCTGCCTACGGTGGGGATGATGATGATTCCCAGGACTGGCAGTCTCAGAGCTTCATTGAGAAGTCATCCTACTTCTGGATCCCCACCAACAAGCTTGGGCTCACTGAGCGTCCAATGCGTGTGGCCTCTGGGCTGGGATTGTTCAGCTTGATGTTCAAGGATCTACCAATGGCGGGAATGCTGGAGATGCAGGGCAAGGACCCCAAGGCTATGCACAAGTGGATGCGCAGGTTCTTTGACTCCACTCCGTTTGGTGCGATTGGTATCCCGGCTATGGACTATGAGCAGTATGGGTGGAAGCCTGCTCTCATGAGCTTCAACACCAAGACTGTTCCATGGCTTGCACCTGAGTCTGTGAACCCGTTGCTTGAGCTTGGGTTTGACCGTCAACAGTTCCGGGATAAGGCTATTGCATTCCCTCAGGAGTTGGCGCGTGAAGATCCCACAGAGATCCAGCGTGAGAAGTACAACATGCTCACCAACTATATCACTAAGGCGTTCTCATCGTCGCGTATGCAGCCTGCCCAGGTGCAATACCTGATCTCTCGGTACTTCACTGGGTCTAACAGGTGGCTTCCGGTTGTTGCAAATAAGGCTATGGAATTGTCACAAGGTGCAGAGGGTGTGCCTCAGGATGTGCAGTCATCCAATAGCCCACTGGCCAACCAGTCAAGTGGATGGGCTCCTAGACTACAAGCGCGTGAGGCATACGGTATGGGGTCGGAGTTTGTGCAAGATCTGCTCACCACTGCCCGCGAGTCAGCTGAACAGCGCAAGAGTTATGAGTCTATGAATGAAACCCGTAAGCCTGGATACCTTGCTGAGCACAAGCTCATCCAAGAGGACATCTACTTTGGTAAGCGTGGAGCGGATGGGTATCGCAGTGGTGGGCTGCAGGCCGCAGCAAAGAAGGTGATCGAGTGGGAGCGTAGCAAGAAGGAAGCTCTCAAAGCTGGACGCATTGACAAAGTGGAAGCGCTTCTTCTTGAGAAACAGTACACACTGTTTGCGATGGAAGCTATGAGAAATGTCATGTATCAACTTGGGGAGTGAGGTGATGGAATGAGTGGAATCCAATGGGTGGGTATCGCTGTCACTGTAGTGTTGTTTGTTCTCACGCATGCGGTTGCTGTGTTCAAGTGGATCTCCACTCTCACTGCTTCGCTCAAAGAGATCACTGCGAGATTTGAAGAGAGGACATCCGCGCTTGTCTACGATATCAGGAAGATCTCTGGGTCTGTGGAGACTCTTGCTGCTGCCGTGGTGAGGTTTGAACGTATTGAAGAAGTGTCACGTGATCATGAAGCTAGAATTCGACACATGGAGCAGGAGGATGGTGAGTAAGATTATGAAAGCTTCAATCCTGGCGGTGAATCTGCTGAAGGAGTTGGAGGGATGGAGAGATCGCCCGTACCGAGATAGCGGTGGACTTTGTACTTTGGGCTATGGTCACTTGATTGAAGCTGGAGAATTCTGCCCAGACCAGATCACCTTAGAACAGGGTGAGAAGTATCTACGTGACGACATTGATGAGGCTGAGCGCATTGTCAGGAGCACGGTGAGGGTGCCACTGAGCCAGAATCAGTTTGATGCTTTGATTTCATTTACATTCAACATTGGTGCTGGAGCGTGGGCTATCAGTGACACACTCAAGATACTGAATGATGGTGAGTATCACAGGATGCCTGCTCGATTCCTCATGTGGGTTAAGGTGACAAAGAATGGGGTGAAGGTGGTGGAGGAAGGGTTGATTAATCGCAGGATACGGGAGGCGGATTTGTGGCGAGGAAAGTAACCTCATTCAAGGAAGGGTCACTCTATAGAATTGAATGGCTGGACCACTTCGACGTGGATAAAACCTGGATGAAGAAGTCTGAGGTTGACTTCAACCAAGAGATCAAGATGATCACGTATGGCATCTGCATTGGTAAGGATGGCAAGTATGTCACGCTGTCTGGGACAATGCAGGCTGATGATGAGAACCCACTACATAGTCAAGTGTTCAGGTGCTTGAAGGCTGACATTGTAGCAGCTAAAGAGATCAAGTTCTAAGGAGAGATTGTGCTACGCGGAGAGAAGAAGGCTAAGCAACCGAAACAATGGTCAAAGAAGCAGAACCAACTTAGAAAGATGAGGGACAGGGACCGTGAGCGAGAAACGAAGGGACTATTTCAGCGAGGGAATTCCGGCGTGGTGGTGGCCTTCCCTGGTGACGACATACGCTCTTATTGAACGTGTCTTAGGCGGGTTTGGTGTGGGTAGGTTCTATGACCTCACCACCAACCCCAATGGAAACTGGATTGTTAGTTTCATTGGGGTGGTGATGGGTGGATACGTTTCAAATAAATGGGTCAAGGGTCGCATTGATTCCACCACTGACACTAAATCAGAATCTATCACTGTTACAAAGGAAAGCTCTTCCCCACAAGGATCACAGTCACCCCAGCAGTCTTAGCCTTAGCCACCATGTCAGCTGTACCCTTGCCACCTGGGAATGCCACCACAAGGTCAGGTTTGAAGTCTGACAACATGTGTGCATTGCGGATTGGACCAGCCGCATTGCCGTGTTCTCGCCATGATGCTATGTATTCCTTGTCAGGCTTCACGTTCCTAATGCACCACTCATGAGCCATCTCGTCGGCACCTGAACATCCACCATGGGCCACCTCTGTGTTGCCAAGGAACCAATCATCAAGCATGGTCATCACATGATCAAAGTAGATGTCTTCCTTGTAATCCCTACCACCACAAACAATAACTTTCATTGCTAATCCTCAAGTTTCTCAAGAAGAACAAGCTCACAGTCATCCATATCAGCGCATCCAAATATTCCCTCGCTGTCAAGGATGCATTTCACGATATCTTCTGCATTTGGTTCATCGTGCTCGCACATGCTTCTTAGCGTGATCTTATAGGTGGCAATCCATGCATCACTCATTTCCCCACCTCAATCTCCACCACTTTCTTCTTAGCATCATTAAACATCTTCACATAGGATCGAGTGGATGCACCTCCAGGTAGAGTGATCAAGATGTCAGCCCTATCAACAAGCTTGATCCCTGACATGATGACATTAGGCACCTCCACTTGATATGCAGCCTTCTCTCCAATCAATGCACCTCCACCCACACCTGTGACAATCACCTCTCCAGCCTTGAGCTGGAGCAGGTGTATTGCCACAATGTTGATAGACTTCTCTGACACCTTGAGATTGTTTCCTCCCACCACTGCCACCTTGATGAGTTTCTTCATCAGAACCCAACCCCAACACCAATTCCAGCGAATACGCCCACGTCATTTACTCGCTCATTTGTAGGAAGTGTAGTGGATGAATAGTAGATCCCTCCCCTGCCCCTAGTCCACAGTGGACCCAACCTAAACAGGTCAATCTCAGCTTCAAGTTTCAAGCTCAGCTTCTTCTCTGACTCACTATTCAGTGCATACTCAGCCCAGAGGGTGGCATACCTCGACTTGCCCAGCTCAGCCAGTCCCAAAGCTGCAGGGGTGAAGGTCAGCTTGGGTTCCCCAGACACCTTGTCCGACTCCACCACCACCAGCCCACCACGTGGAGCCAGCGGGATGTCCCATCTCCCGATTGTATAATGCCCCTCAGACGCATCAGGTTGCCCTATAACAGGCTGAATCACCTGGAGGGGTACACAGGGTAGGGTCACCACCTGTTCGCCCTTCCTGGGGGCTTCTGGAGGGATCACCCGTGGGGCAGGCTTGTGCCGGTAGAGGCTCACCACGCTGCTGATCTCTTCACCCTTGATCCATAGCACCACCTGCTGATACCCAATCACAAGCAGTAGCGCAATTAAGGCGTAAGATAGAATCCTATTCTTGATTGACAACTTGTGTCACCTCCTCAGAAGTCATCATTGCATATCCACTTTTGTACAGTTACTGATTTGGCCGGATAAAGAATTGGGTCGTCATATTCAAACAACCCCTCATCCTGGGACTCAGTGGCTCCCTCACTCCAAGGTAGCAGGTACATGTCTCCGGTCACCCCGTTCTTCACCAGAGCATTGTGCCGTACAGACCATCGGCCCTTACCAGTGATTTCATAGTTCTCTTCAACCAGGATGAAGTCATCGAACTGCCCTCCATCGAACAACTCAATGCCCTGCTCTCGCGTCAGTTTGATCTTGTCTCGCATACCTTTGTCACCCACTCCTTCAGCTTCTCAACATCTGGTTGTTTAGTGGCTAGCATCTGCTTGCCATGATGGCTACTCCACATCCTGAATGATCCATATTGCCACGTGGGATCTGTAGATCCCTTAGCCTCTCCACCCCACACCCAGTCACCCTTCAGCTTGGATAGTGGCTTGAGTACCTTGTATACATCCTCACCATTGTCCACCCACACCACCTCAACACTATAGGGTACACGCTGGAACAGGAGCCTAAGCTGAGCCTCTGGGTCAGACATCATCCTTGCCAAAGGTATATGAGTAATAGTCATCCAGTACTTTGGCTGTTGGTGCGTCACCTTTAGCTAAGGCCACAAAGCTGAATTCTGGAAACTCGCTATCTTTCTTCAGCCACGTGCTCCCGCCATAGAATCTTGGGTTCTCTAGTTGCTTCTTCCAGGACTCAGTGTCAATGAGCCCCTCCTCCACATACATGACACTCTTCTTCCCTAGCCCTGTGTCCCTGCCCATTTCCTCAGCATTAGCCACCATCAGGCACACGTAGTTGATCACGTCTGCAGCCCTACTGGCCAGCGACTCACTGGGTTCCACGTCTGGGTTCACCACAAAGCTGGAGATTCCACGAACCTGCTTCATGAAATGTGTGAGGCAATTCTGCAGCTGATTGGTGCCAACAAACTCAGAGTCAGATACAAAGTTCCTGAGTACATTGTCATCACCAGCTGTGTAGCTGATGCGCTTCTTGTCCTCCACCTCTTTGGCTTTAGACAGGATTGATTCTCTGATTTGTAGGTAGCGGTCTAGGTTCATACTTTCAAATCCTCCATTGGTTGTAAGTGAGCACAGTCTACAAAATAGGAAGGGCGACCGTAGCCTCCTGGATCGCGTAGCCACTCCTTCCTCTTGGCATCCTTACCCTTCATCCATCCAGCAATCTCGATAGCCCCAGGAGGCAGTCCCCTTGACAGGATGAACACATCATTATCATTGTCATTCTCCCTGACAATCAGGTCGAACACTGGGTTGCTCCTGTGCCTCACTTGGATTCCACCCGACAAGTCTGACTCACTCTTGAATGTATCCACGCTACCTGTCCAGCTTACACCAATCACCTTCGCCACAGCAAGCTCACCTATACAACCCATGATGTGCTTGTCTAATTCCTCTAGCCATCCACTCTTCCTGTTAACCGAATCTCTACCCTTCTTCTTGATGCTTGACACCTGACGTGAGTTGGCCACCTGTACACACAGTGAGAACTCGTCGGGGGAGATGGTGGTGTACTTACTCATCCTTCACCAAAACATCCACCAAGGCTTACGCTTCTTCTTGGGTGGATTTGGGTTATTGATTGGTTCTATTGGCAGCGGAATAGTTGGGTTAGGCACTGACTGTGACGGATAGATCTGTGTCCAACCTGATACACCGGATAGGTCACTGGTGAGAGTCTCCACGCGCAAGTTAATAGGAGAACCAAATGACCCATCTGCAACCTGGAACCTAGCGTATTGAGGCCCACCACCACCGCCAGTGAGTGAAGTGTAGATCCCATTATACACCACAGACCCAATGCCAGATGCAGGATCAATCAATAGATCACCAGAAGAGTTGTCTGCCTTCTGCCTCACCCTAATGGTGGCATTCACAGGCAGGTATCGCTTGCTAACGTATGCAATCATTGCTGGAGTGTTACCATTGATGCCCTTCTCATAGAAGTGACCCACAGGAACACGATCAACTCGGATGAACGTGAGCTTACTCCTAAGCCTCCACGGCTTCCAGTTGTCATCCACTGCATACTCAAATGCCTTCTTGTATAACTCATAGTTGCGTCCACCAGCTACACCTGCGAAGCACCATCCAGAGTCCTTGAACATGGGCTTCCAAGATGAGAGCTTAGTGTAATCCTTCGGTCGTCCTGAGGTGAAATATTGGCATACAAAGTGAAGGTCTGGGAATCCAGTGTCTGCAAAATCGTGCCCTGTCCCGCGCATGCCGATGAGTCCATGCTTACTTTCCCCAAGACCCATACGGAGTGCATACCAGAAGAAGCTTCCAAGGTTTTCTTCAATGAGTTCCTTTAACACCACGTTGCTAGTGTTGTGATAGATAGCACACAGTCCGGTGATGGTGAAGTGATGATAGATTGGGCTGGTGCATTCAGATCCCCATAGCCCAAGTTCATCACGCTCACGCTGCAGGCGCACAACAAGTTCATGTTCAGTGCCAGGGTCGAGTTTGCCATTCAGGGCCGCGCCACCACCCTTCTCCAGAAGAAACAGGTTTTGGCTACCCTGCATTTCCTTGGGACCATTGGGAACTGGGTGGAGTTTCTTCTCCACTTCCTGGATCGCTCTCTCTCTACCAGATAGGATATTGCGCTTGAGTGTCCACTCATTCAGCCATGGCATCAGTGTGTCTTCACCATTACCCATTTACATTCTCCTTGTTTTCTTCCATGATGATAGCAATCAAACTAATAATTGCTTTTGTGTGCCCTGGCTTTGAGCTGAAGATACTAACACACCTATTGTCATGATCTAGGTTGTATGAGGTGATCTCATCACCACACTTGCGATAGTGATCATGACCACTGATGAAGTCTTTGCTACCAAGCCAGTAGTGGAGATTCTTGAGTAGTTGTTTGAACATTATACTCCTTGTTGTGGTGCGTTATTGTTCGTCTCCGCCGCCGGGATCGGCTGAGCTTTCCTGATCTCTCTCGCCCACCAACGCATACGGCCCACGGCAGACGGCAGCTTAGCGCAGGAGATGAAATCTCCGGTGGGCGGGACGGACATGCCGCCGACCGGATTGCGCGACTCGACCGCAACCTCAAACTCGTGCGCGATTGAGTCTGCGAGGTTCGCGACCTTTTCCATCCCCTCCACCCTGGCCCGCAGGGTGGCGATCTCGGCGGCGCGTTGGTCTGCGTTCTCGCCCCAGAATACAACCTGCGCTCTGTAGTCGTGCGCCTGTTGAACGAGCTTCGCCCGCAGTTCCTCGATCTCCTTCTCGCGGGCGGTGGCGGCGGCGAGGTAGCCGACTCTGAAATCGGCGCAACAGGCGTCCTCTTCGGTCATGGTCATCGCGGTTCCATAGACCTGCTCGTGGGCTGCTGCTCTCTTGGCGACATGGGGCCGAATAGCCTCACGTGCCTCCTTCTGGAGTGCGTCGCTCATGCGAACCTCACATGGTTGATTAGCCAGATGATGAGCCATACCGCCCCGGCGACTGTAGCGACTACTCCGATCACACAGAAGATCATGGCCGTGACGCATCCCTTGTCCGAGATCCCGAGATAGCTCATCCCGCCACCTTCCCTTCGGCGGCGAGGAAGGCCGCTGTGTCTCCGTATGGCATCTCGTTCGTTTCCAGATCGCCAAACTTTCTCCAATCCTCCAGCAGCCGGATCGCCTCGTCGTGGCGGGCGAGGATTCGCTGGAATGCGGCAGCGTAGGCTTCGGCGTACTCCACCTCGACATGCCAGCCGACGAATTGCGCGTTGTCTCCGGTGAAGACATATCCGGAATCGGTTCCGGTGCGCGTCACCATCTCTTCAACAATCGCCCGCTCCTCCGCATTCAGGCTGCGCGGAGCCAGCTTCGTGTCGCTCACTTGATCTCCTTCGCAGCCGCAAGCAGCGCGGACCTTGTTGCGACAATTTCTTCTGGGTCTTGGCGCGGAGGCTTCCCGCCATCATCATCTGCCCAACAGTCTCCGCAGATATCACAGATCTCCCAGATAGCCCCTCCCCTGTGAGTTTCTTCGTGCGAGCAGATTTGACTCTCTGCGTAAGCAAGTAGATCTTGCAGCGCCTCCACCAACTGCTCCCGCACCTTCGCATCCTCCGCGAGTCTGGCTTCGTAGATGGAGCGGGCGAAGCGAGCGCCTTCCTCGAAGTCTCTCTCTGCGTATTCGAGGTGCTCTTGCCGCTCCTCCGTGTCGCCCATCAGTCGGGTTGCTGCCTGCGCGTGGTTGTGACACGCCACGATGATCTGCTCATCCGTGAGCAGGGCGGTCACTTGGACGGCTCCACTCGCACGTACTTGCGGACTCGAAAAGCTTCTCCGTCGTTGCCGAAATGCTTGCGCTGCATCTGGCACTCATAGTCTGCGTCGATCTTTTTCAGGTGAGCGGTGGCGGCAATGGGCTCCCACTCGAAACCCCGCTCTCTGGCCTCAACGATCCACACCTTGTTTTTCTTCACTGCCATCTCGTCACCCCTCCGCTCTCGAATCCGTCCGTGAAAATCTCCGTCCACACCACCCCGCCGACAACCGGCGCGGCGTACCAAGTCGAGACACCCGACCCGCTCGGATCTTGCGCGAACAGAACGAGGTCGCCGCGTACCTGGAACCCGCGCTGCACGGCGCTCATGTTCGGCTGCGATAGGCGCACCGTTCCGCCGCCCGTCACCGGAGCGGAGAACAGCTTCCATTCTCCAGTAGCGTTCCTTCCCTTGCGGTAGACCACGCGCCCACCAGCGAACGCGAAGTCGTCCACGTCGTTATCGCTCGGCATCGACCCAGACAGCTTGACCGGCGAGCCGCCCCAGAGCGGCACCGAGAAGAGTTCGTACTGCGTCCACCGATTCGGGTCCGCCGTGTACGCCACGAGATCCACCGAAACCTGGAACGCGATCACGTCCCGGTTGGTTTCCATCTCTTGCGACAATCTAACAGCAGGCCCACCGCCAATTGGCACCGACCACAAAGCATAGCTTGATTGATTAGGTACATCCACCATACACACAACATAGTTGTTAGTCACGACAGACTGAGAGAACTGCCCATTTGGTGATGGACACAATGGACTTACAATCATTGTTAGCAAAATAGCAGCGAGCATCAGTGCTCCCTTCCACACTTAGTGCATGGCTCATCTTTATATAGCATGATCTTAATCACAGTGCTCTCTTCCTTCCCATGATCCCTCCACTCGATAATCCTACTTCCGTCCCAACTCCGAATCCACCTATCATTCAGCACCACCCCAGCCCTCTGCAGCAGATCACCGCATCCCACTAGGCATCCATCCAAGTCAGGAACAGCACCCTTTCCCGCCAAGAATATAGCCATAATGTGTAGCCTATGATCCTTATCCCCGATAGGAGGGCTTGATCCCCATTGTTGCTTCAAGGAGGGCAGCCCCAGCTTGAGTGCTGCCGAGAAGTTCTTCGAGTGACATGGCACTGGCACCAACCTCTTCAGCCTTGTGCTGTACACCATTCTCATGTCTCTGCTGTTCTTCGCCAGGGCTGGCCTCCCCGGATACCATAGCTTCACGGGCCAGTCTATCGACCCATGATATGCTGGGGAATCCTGAGGTGGTGTAGGTCCACTTTTCTTCTGTGTCTTTGGCTTTGACATACCCCTTTCGGTGGAGAATCTCCAACATGTTCATGTAATCGAATTCATTGTGAGCTGTGTAATTACACAGGTTATGCTTCATACCAACTGACTTCAGTGATCTTAGCTTTGTGCTGCATTCCTTGGAACAAGTGGATGAGTTGCTGGAGTTCTTAGGTCCACCGCATGTCACACACACAGTGCGCTTGATCCTAAGCACCTCACGTCTTTCATCTGCACACTTCTTTGAGCAAGTCATCTGCTTCTTGCTCTTGTTGTGAGTGCCAAGGCTGTATCCCCTAACCCTCCACCCAGCCTGGAACCAAGTGCCACAGTTCCTACATGAGCACCAAGGTTTCTCATCACTCGACACAGGTCACCGTCCACTTGAACTTCTGAACATCAACATCAAGTAGCACCTTAGCTGCCGGGATGTTCTTCCCCTTGACGTTGATGGCTCCAATCCGCGAACCCTGTTCACGCAATACTTCAAACACGTAGTCGGGGCTACTCTTCATGGCCCTGCTACCTGAAGCATCGCCCTCTTTGTTGGTGTGATGGATCAGGATGATGAGACACCCATACTCCTTGCTCACTTGCTTCACCTTGTTGAGCATCTCATTCTCGATGTTGTATGCATTGCTCCCAGGCTGCACTGACATGGGAGCAAACATGCTCCAGATGTCAATCACCACCACCTCAATATCAGGGTTAGCTTGCAACACCTCCTTCAGTTGATCAAGCCCCCCGACATCCATACGTGGCCAAGTGAACTGCACTCTGAGGTTCTGTGGTGGTTGCCTACCGTCCAAGATCTTACGCCACCGTTGCTGACCCATCAGTGTGTCCTGTTCAAGGTCGAGGTAAAGCACACCTCTTGGCTTAGGAACAACATACCTACCCCACACCTTCTCTCTTGTGGTGAGACTCAGTGCCACCTGCGCAAACAAACCTGACTTACCCACCTTCTCATCAGCATACACAATTGCCAACCCAGGAGCAAGTAGATCCTCCACATACCAATTGACGCTCCCAAGTTCTGCTGCGATGAGTTCATCGAGCGTCCACATCTTGCCTTGGTTGACCTTGCGTTGTTCCTCATAGCGTTTCCACACCCGGTCAATGATCTTGTTGATCTTAGGGTACTCTTTGTACCCAGAACCTTCGGATGCCTTGGCAATGCCTTCAAGGATGATCTCTGCTTCTTCCTTCTCAAATCCTCTAGCCCTCATTGAACATGCCGCACGGAACAAACCCACCTGTCTACTCCCAGGCTCAATCCCCTTTAGCATGTTAACAAGGCTAACCTTCTCCTTCTCTTCTGTGCGGATAGACTGATTGCAACTCTCGATCACCCACTTAGGGCACAGTGGAAATGTTGTTGGGTCAAGATCCTCAATCACTCCAAGGTCTTCCCACGCATACAACCCACCATCAGGATGAACAGAGGGAGGCACAAGGACATAGGACCCAAGGGCTCGGATGTCAATACCGTCCATCACCTTAACCCTTGGACCTATCTTCACTCCCTCTGGCAACCTATACCAGTAGTGGCGTCCACCACCCTTGCCAGGGGTGATGGTGACCCATGTCTCAGGCAACCCCATGTCAGGGTTATCCTTGATGTGCTCATGAGCATTGGCATCAAAGTCTACAATGATCAGACCTTCAGGTACACTAACACCAATCCCATATGGCTGCCTGTCCCACCAGAACCTGATCTGCTCAGGATCTAACGTGGCAGAGTAGAACCCATTAGTGGTGGCCGGGGCCTTGCTCTTTGGGATAACAGGGAACACTGGTAGCCCGCGAGATGCTAGCCATAGTGCTGACTCTCGCAGTTGGTCATTCATAAGCGTCTAGCAATGACTTGTCAGTTTCTAGACGTTGGATTCTTTCTAACAGATCCAACAACTTCATGTAGTCAGAAGTCAACACATATTTACCTTGCATGCTGTTATACTCATGCATGTTTCCACCACACAACTTACATACCCCGTCATCATCCCATGTATTGTCTCCACATCCAGCATACCAAAACATGCTGTATGTCTTGATCTTCTCGATCATTTCTTAGCCACTCCCTTCCCATGATCACAATGAAACCTAACAGGGCAATACCCAATACACCTACGCTGTTCACCGGCTCTGGGTTCAAGCTTTGTCTTAGCTAGTGTCACTGGATCCTTTACATTAGCAGACATCCATGACAATGCTTCCTGCTTAGTGTCACAGATCTTCTTCGCTGACTTGTGACCATCCACCTTCACTGCCCATCCACCACCCTTGGTCCATCGCTCATCTGATGTACACATTGGTAGGCTAGCAGTGGCAGTGGTTTCTGCTAGCTGATGAATAGCCACTCGATCATGAATGAACTTCTCTGTCTGACTCAGTGGCCACACCTCAATGGGGATGATCTTGAACCCCACCTGTGGGTAGTCACGCTCACGGTATGACTTCATCTTGTTCCAGTCTCTGAAGTTAGCAAACACCTCAAGCCTATTAACATCATACCCATTCTTGTGAGCCAGCCACCTATACACATTCAGCTGCTGAGTCCACTCATCCTTGGCTCCATAAATAGCCACCCAATAGGATGTGTTCTTGTAGTCTTGAATGAGCTTCTCTTGTCGATCATTGACATCAATCTGACCAGAGATCTTCCACCCTAGCACCTCAGCAAACAAGCGCTCTTCCAAGATGTAACGCTTAGGATCAAGCGTCTTACCAGCCCACTCAAGCACAGCATGCACAGCTGACCCACTCATTGCATAGAGTTGATCAGCTGCTTCCACCTCAAGCTTATCCCCCAAGCGCTCCTGTAACTGGCGGATGCGTGGAGGTAGGATCAATCCAGTGACAGAGATCTGAGAATCACCCTTGCTGTAGGGTCGATTCTTGATGGCCTCCAGCACTGCTTCGGGTAGGTTGTGACTGTCGATGATACCCAATCACAACTTACCAAACCGATTGTCAAGTAGTGTTGACTGGATGCCGCTGCCTGAAACCTCGATGCTATCTCCGTAATCATTTGTGTTCCCAAGAGCCCTGTCAAGATCTCGGTATAGTTGGTATGTAGCCATTGCAGATGAAGCCTTACTCATCAAAGCTGCAATACCAGCCGCCTCCCTCTTGCTCAGGGTGATACTTACAAATGGCTCCCACTTAGGCTTCTTCTCTTCCTTAACAATCACCTCAACCTTA